AACGTGTGTAGCGTTCCACAAGTCAGCCATTGGTCTAGGTGTTGGTATGCCTGCTAAAACAGAAATCAACTATGTTGCAGAAAGAACATCGTTTCTTGTGACTGCCATGTATTCGGCAGGAGCGATAGCGGTAGATACTGACGGCATAGTAGATGTAACTTGTAGGGAGAGCTAAGATGGCATTTGTACGAAATGATTTCAATACCATCGGAGGACAGGCCAGAGCCGGGGTTACTCCAGCTATGTACGTCTATACCACAACAGAAGCTCATACTGCGGTGGATGCATCAGGATATTTCAATGATATCTCAGACATTCTAAACGTAGGTGACATGATTGTTGTGCATGGCTCAACTGGTGGTACACGAACAGTCACAATGCATATAGTAGTCTCAAACGCTTCCGGCGTTGTAGATGTATCCGATGGAACAACAATCGGAGCTGTATCAGACAGTGACTAATATTCTTGGGGGGTAGTTCCGACTGCCCTCCAAACCAAAAGGGGTTTGAATGGCAAGCACAGACACAGACGTTTCTATTTGTTCTCAAGCCCTATTACTGCTCGGATCAACGAGCATATCCTCCTTTTCCGATGGAACTGCCCCGGCTTCAATAGCTGGGGTTCTTTATCCAAAAGTTAAAGCACAAACCCTTGGGATGTACCCTTGGAGCTTTTCACTTACAAAAACACAGTTAGCACAGTCAGCATCTACTCCCCTATCTTATTGGCAGTATGCCTATGCCTTACCTTCAGATATGGTGAATGGAGTACCTCGAAAAGTATTTGTCTCTAATAATACAAACGCTCCAAATCTTACTGACTATGAGATACAAGGTGCTGAACTATTATCACAAGAGCAAACGATCTTTATAGATTATCAAAGGGATGTTGATGAGCAGTCAATGCCTGCTTATTTTGTACAACTTCTCATATATCAGATGGCATGGCATCTTGCTGAACCTGTAACAGACCAGACTACCAAATCAGAATATTGGAAGAATGTAGCCCTCGGAACTCCTCTTGAAAGTCTAAGGGGTGGCTACTTCCGTCAAGCTACTGCTATTGATGGATCTGGGCAATCTTCTCAAGTTCTAGCTGATTATGTACTAGTGGATGTCCGATGAGCCGGGTTACAGTTTACCAATCAAACTTCACAGTTGGGGAGCTTGATCCTCTTGTCAAAGGCAGAGTTGATCTCAATCAATATCCTTCTGCATTAGATAGAGCAAAAAATATAACGGTGATGCCGCAAGGTGGCTTTGAACGAAGACCGGGGCTTGCGTTCTTACAAGATCTGAGCAGTCATTTAGGTGGCTCTTTCAATGCCCAGAATGGTATAAGGCTCATTCCTTTTGAATTTAGTAATGATCAAAGCTTTATGTTAGTCTTTGTAAAGCAGTCAGCGTCTGAAACTAGAATGTTTGTCTATGCTAACAAGGTCCTAATAAGCAACATCAATAGTTCTGGTAATGATTATCTTGCTATAAATCTAGGTGATATTGATCTTTCCAAGCTGTTCTTCACTCAATCGGCTGATACACTAATACTTGTTCAAGAAGATCTTGCCCCTCGAAAGATTGTAAGGGGTGGGTCAAACTCAACATGGACTGAAAGCACTATATCCCTCACCTCTCCTTTTCATGCATTCACTATCTCAACATCAAATCCAAGTGCAACGATTACGCCAGACGCAGTTGATGGAACAGTTAAGATTACAGCATCATCCGGGATATTTTCTTCTGGCAATGTAAACCAGTATATCAATGTCCTCAATGGTTTTGGTCGTGCTAGGATTATTGAGTTTGAAAGCTCTACAGTTGTAAAGACAGTAGTTGAAGTTCCTTTCTTTGAAGCATCAGTAGCTATAGCATCTGGCTCATGGGAGCTTGAAACGGGATATGAAGCGGTCTTCTCTAGTTCAAAAGGGTTTCCCCGGACTTGTACTTTCCACGAAGGACGGCTCTTTTTTGGTGGGTCAAAGTCTATGCCCAACACAGTGTTTGGCTCTAAGGTTGCTGACTTCTTTAATTTTAAAACAGATGAAGCTTTGGATGATGATGCGTTGTTTGTTACCATATCAAGTGACAGTCTGAATGCTATCAATGCTATCCGCTCTGGTCGAGACTTGCAGATCTTTACGTCATCGGCTGAGTTCTTCATACCACAGTCAACACTCGATCCAATAACACCATCAAACATAGTTATCAAGATTGCCACCCGTAGAGGGTCAAAAGAGGGTATCAAACCTGTGTCAGCGGAAACTGGCACTCTTTACATACAAAGATCAGGTAAAGCCCTCAGAGAGCTTATATTTAGCGACACTGACCTTAACTACAACTCAGACAATGTATCTCTTCTTTCCTCCCATTTGTTGAAGAACCCTACAAAGATGGCTCTGAGGGTGGCAACCTCTACAGACGATGGTGATCTACTTATGATCTGTAACGGAACGGATGGGTCAATGTGTGTCTATTCTATTCTTAAACCACAGAATGTTGTTGCACCGTCTGAGTTTATTACTGATGGTACGTTTGAAGATGTCTCTGTTGATCTTGAAGATATTTATGTCGTTGTCAAAAGAACAGTCAACTCTGCAACCAAGCATTATCTTGAGTGCTTTGATGATGACAGAACTACCGATGCAAACATACAATACTTTTCTGGAGCAACAGCACCAGATCAAGCAAAACCAACTAACACTACTGCCGGAAGTCTGTCGCATTTAGAGGGCAAGGTTGTAAATGTTATTCGAGATGACTTTGTGCTAACTGATAAAACAGTGTCCTCTGGAGAGATTACTCTAGACGCAGTTCCTACAACCTATGTTGAGGTTGGGTTGCCTTATGATGTTGAGGTAAAGACAATGCCTGTTGAACCAAGGTTATCAAGTGGAGTGATAACAAGCAGAAAAAGAAGAATACTTGAGGTATCCCCTATTCTTGACAGAACGCAGAACCTTGCAATCAATGGAAATGAGATACCCTTTCGAGAGTTACCCCATACATTAGGTACAGCTATTTCAACATTCACCGGGAGAAAACGTATGTCTCCTCTACTTGGCTACTCAAGTGAGGCCCAGATTACATTTACAATGACTAAACCTCTATTCGCTACAGTCCTTGCGGTAGAGTACAAACTTTCAACGGGAGCTTAGATATGGGATTTCAAGTACTTGCATTAGCTACATCAACATTGAGTGCTATGGCTCAGTTATCCGCAGGAGAAAAAGCAAAGGAAGCCTATGAACAGAGAGCAAGGAATGAAGAGCTTAATTCACGCATTGAAGCAGTCAATGCAAAGAAGAAAGGTGTTGAAGCGTTGAAAAGGACAAATGCAAGCCTAGCATCAATATTAGCTGGTTCTCCCAAACAAGGGTTAGGGTTTTCCGGGACTGTCTTAGACAGAGGGGTGTTTCTTGTTCAGCGACCTGCATCAGATGATTTTAGTGATACTGCCTTCAATGCTTCTATGGCTCTGGCAACAGGTCAGATGAGGGCAAGTGATTACAGAGCGGCAGGAGAGCAAGCGAGACTGCAAGGACAGATTGGTGCGTTCTCCACAATGGCAACCGCCTTTGGTAACATGAGCAGTATTGGTGGCTCAAGTGGTGGATTAAGTCCAAGCGTGTAACCATGGCCCCAACTTTCCGTCCATATCAATCAGTAGGTCAAGGACTAAACAGACTTAATCTGCCTGAAGGAGCTGAAGCAAGAGAAGCACAGAGAACAATGACAGTGCTATCCCAGAGCTTAGACAGAATGTCAAACTTCTTTTTTAACAAAGCAGAAGAAGAAGCGGCAATAGAAGGAGAAAAGTTTGGCATTGAGAATATGTCCTTACAAAAACTCAAGGACGCAAACAAACGAAACGAAGATATCTTTGATGTACCAGAGTTTGGGAATACTGTTTTTGGTAAGGCAGCAAGAGCATCGGCTCTAACCGTTTTAGAAAACGAAATACTCCTCGACTATAATAGTTCTGTAAGTGATATTGTCTTCAATGCAAACCAGAATGGTACTAATCCAACTGTCCTTAGAAACCAGATAGATGCAACGATCAAAGGATATGTTGATGCTCTCAAACCTTCTGTCCCGGTTCTAGCTAAAAAACTAGAGGGCAAGCTTACTCTGCAAGGAGCGAATGAGTTTGATAACTACAGAACAGCTCATGCCAAAGGGGTAGCAAAAAACCTTACAGCAACAAACATTACTGCCTTAAATCTCCAGATCAATACTTTGGATGGGCCTCTCAACAAATTTTACAATGATGGTACTCTTACACAAAAGTCTTTCTCAACACTCAGAGATGACTTTGCTACACTGTTAGATAATCCTGCCGCAGGTCTGGGTCTTTCTGACACAGAGAAAAAAGCATATATAAAACAGATTGATGATAAGTTTGCATCTTTTGTTCAAGCAAAAGTCTTTGCGATAGCTATGGACAAAACAAAGCCTATGGCATTTCTAAACAGTCTGCTTGATCCAGATAACCCCAAAACAACCGGGAACGAAACCTTAGACAAACTTCTCAAATCACCCATGTTTGATCTTGAAAGAAAGGCTGACATTTTTGCTAAAATAAAAACAGAGATTAGAGATATACGAACTGAAGAGAACTTAGAAGAAACAAGACTTGAAAAAGAACTGCCCAACAAGGTTAATAAAGTGAACGGACAGTTTAATAAATTCTTATATGGTATAGGAAACAATGGGTTAGCTGATGTTACCAATGCTCTAAAACAGATTGAGGAGATGAATAAGATTGACCCAAGTAAGGTCCCATCTATGGAAAAGAAACTTGCAGAACTTAAAGGCGGTTTACGGGCAAGGAGTGATTTTAATAATCCAAATGTAATTACTTTTGTTGAAAAGCTCAATGCAGGTCTAGCAGACTATCAAGATCTTGCCAATGTTGCAGACTTGTTAAGCCAAGAGGATCTTGAAAGATATGATGGTCAACTCGATAAGATAACAGATGCTAAGTTTAAAAACGCACAAGCAACCCTTGTGGGTGAGCTAGGGTATAGTCCAGAAGCAAAACTTGCAGAAAAAGCTCTTGAGGAAACAGAGACCCGGGCCCAA